ACTGATAGTAATGGTGAATGCTTTTGTTGTCCCTCTTTTAAAATCCTTTATTCTAGTTGTGGCCATTCTATCCTCCTAGTCTGTTATGTTCACACTGAAATCATCATTGGCAATATTTATATCTAGTAAATCAGCATCGTAGTATACAAAAGAGCTATTAGAGATGATTAGCGTTGGACTTACTGACCAATCGCTTACATTTCCCAGAATATCATATGCCCTAGCTCTTGATATAAAAGTATCTCCCTCATTTAGTGATTCTTTCAATATGTAATCATTAGGGATATACGTGTCTGCCCCTATCTTTAACTTTGCATATGCTCCTGTTGTTCCATAAGTTCCATCATCTTTATATAGATTCCAATCTCCACCATTTACTTGCACAGCTACTTCTATGTAATCTAAGTCTACATCTAGTGGCTCAACCCACTTAGCCAATGCTGAGAACTCTGTAACTAGATTAACATTACTTGGTGCCTCGTCCCATGTTGGAGGTATAGCATCGAATATTACCTCTTGCCCGTCTCCACCGTTCCACTGGTCTGCTTCTTCTGATGGAGTTAATTTTCTATTATATAAAACAAAATTATCAATCCCACCGTCAAGTGTTACTGAATTATTATATACAAATCCCCCATAAAGTGTATCTGCTGAGAAATCAAAAGTATCAACTAATGGTGTATTTAATTTTTCTACATTATCAAATACTAGACGCAATGTAGCTCCATCATAACTAATGATAACTAAATGATAATTATTGTCATCGGCTAACAGTAAATAATGAGAGGTAGCATTGTTTTTTAATCTTAAATATGCAACATTATCAGCTACATGGTGCAATGCTATAGTTCCGTAATTAGTATATGCAGAAGTGGCTGTAAAATAACCGTCATTACTTTGGCTAGACAGTTTCTTAACCCACATCACAAAAGTAAAGTCAGTAGCAGTAGCTCCTAATGTTCGTATGGCAGCAGTGCCTAAATCCACATATTGCTTATTAGACTTAACCATAATTCCACCATTATTTAGTTTAGCAGCACCAGTTGTAGGTAGTGTTGCTGTATATGCTGCTGCTGTTCCGTTGTATTCATTAACTGATGCATCTAATACTTCACCAGTTGTACCGTCCCAGCTGGCTTCGTTCATCTTCCAATATCCTATTATTCCATCGCTTAATGCCATTTATTTTCCTCTGCGCCCTATTCTTCTTGGCTTAGAATCTCCAACTTTTCCTACTCTTGGCTTTCCTCCACAGCTTCCTTTTTTAGATTTCATAATTAACTCCTTTGTTCTATCCTGCATCCAGCACCTACTCTTAAATGTGTTAGTCCACTTAAATTATCTGTCACTGTAAAACTTAACTCATCGTCATCTTCTGGTTTTAATAATAATGGTTCTGCATTTCTAACTTCTACTGTAACAAATGTGCTTACTGTGTCATATCCCATTGATACTATCTTAGTATTAGGTTGTTGCAAGAAGTCCATTAATGTTTTTATGTTTAAACTAAATACAATTTCTCCATCTGCTACTCGCCTATAGTTAATTCCTGAGTTTAAATCTACTCCCAATATATCGTCATAAGATAACCGAGGCATTGTACTATTTTCTAATATCGCAGTAGCAATCGCTGTTGGTGCTACTATGCTAATTGTAAACGTGTCTACATATAGCCAAGTTCCTAAATCTGCTTTTACTGTGTATTTAGTCGGCATCTCAACGCCTTTTAATTCAAGTTCTACATCATCTAAGTAATATTTAGGAGCCTTACCTTCTGCTGCAACTTGACGTACTCTGAACGCATCAAGCGTTGTACTTTCTACTAAATCTCCAAAGTCTGATAATGGTATAGTTATCTGTTGCCATACATCATAAGTTGTATATGCGAAGTAATTCTTTAAATCAACTGCTGAGCCTACTATCAATCCAGATGTAGTGTCCCACCCATAAATCTCTACTATATCTCCAAGTTTCCAATCCTTATCAACATTAATCCACATTGTTATTGATTGAGAAAGAGTCATATCTGTATCTACTGTATTCAGTAGTTGCCATATATCGTCGACAGCAGGTTTATCAACCTTAATACTTTTGTCTCCAATATGCGGTCTATCTGTGCTATCGTCTGTCATTTTTGCACCAACTATGTTTGTGGCTGTCCAGTATTCCCCTATAACATAAGTTTCACCGCTTACCATTATATCTGAATCTAATGATAAAACTGTAGCACTGTCTATCGCTGTAATTTCAGCAGTAGTAGCATCTGTTGTATTGTAAACAGTCATTCCTATATAAATGGAATCTGTAAAATTATTATTAGTATCTACCAGTTTATTTGCAGTAGTCCCAGTTGTAGTGCCAACATTATCTGTTCCATTATGAATCTCTACTGGTGTTCCTGTTGGAGCTGCATTAATATTCATATCTACACCATAATCGTCATTAAAGAAGAACTTTGTTTCATTCTCAAACTCTCGGTAAGGAACAGTTGCTACTGCCAACGCTGTACACCTACAAGCATCTTTCTCGACAACTTGTGCGGTTTTCTTTGTAGAGCTATCAGTAATATGTAAATTTAATGTCATTCGTTAATTCTCCACTCTACATGTATACTCTCTGCAAGTATCAGGTCTACTACTATATATATTGCATGTGTTAGTTTCTCTATTCAAATGGATACAAGGTGAGACGATCTTCAGATTTCTACCCTCATTCGTAAATATAAAAACATCAGGCCTTGTTACCTTTAAGAAGTCTACCCAAGGCTTATCAAATGAGTTATGTCTCATTTTAACTTCCACATATAGACAACAAGTTCCACACTGACTACACCCAACCATTTTAATTCTCCACTCCATGAAAAGTAATTCCCAATCCAAGACTAACTTCTACACTTGCAGAGCTATATACAGTAAGTACTTTATTCTTTGGCACTATAAACCCAGACGCAGGTGCTATTCTCATCGTGCTAGTTCCGCCCATAACATAAATACCTCCAACTTGAGATCCACCACTTAACCCAGTAATATCTGCGGCTACTTGCGCTGTAACATCTGCGGCATTTCCGCTACCTGCGTTTCTATTAGTTGGTGTTACGGTAGTTCCGCCTAATGGAGTTCCTTCATCTCCAAGTTTAATATTAAATGCAGTTGCAGTTGCTGCTGCTTTATTAGTAAAGGCAATCTCCGCTACTATCATATCTTTATCACCATTGTTTTTAATATAAGCAAAACATTTACCAGCGTCAGGAGTTGTATTAAATATAACACTGTAAGCTTGCCCATCTGAATGGTTTATTTCATGTTCTTTTGTAACCGTTGTTGCTGCTGCTGCTAATTGATTTTCACTATTAACTTTTGCACTAAAACCATTGCCTGTTCCACCTGCTATTTGCATACCCATCTTAATTTCCTCCTACTGAATGATAATATCCTCTGATTGACACTGACCCCATTGCCCCTGCTGTTACAAAATCAACAGCTATTTCATTGCCTATGCCCAGTATTACTGAGCCATCCATAGGAATAAATATTGTTGTATTAGCTGTTAAATAAGCATACCCCATTACTACTCCTTGAGTATTTCCTGTTTCATTACCATACACACTAGCATCAGCAGTGTTATTGGAACTTCTATTAAGATTAACTGGCGTAACTACCGTTCCAGCTAATGTTGTATTCTCAGGGAAGTGTATTACTATAGGCGTTGTTGTGTCAGAAGAAACTAGTATCTTTTCAATTATTAAGTTTAAGTTAGAACTTGTATTCTTTACTAATATCACAGTGTCTCCAGCACTATAGTTGTAATGATGCTCAAACGTAAAAGCTCTCTTGTTACTTTCACTCTCATGCGATATTTCAGTTTCCGTTGTAGAATATACTTCTACTCTATTTTCAGAATCTACTCCAGCCCATTTTCCACTACCTTTTCCATCTTGTATTTTAGTCATTACTTACCACCTCTCTAATATTTTGATCTGTTATTAAACTTAAGTGCCTATTTGTTATTCTTTGCTGATTGATTAGTTCATTAAGGCATTCTGTTACATCAGTAAGGCTAGCTTCTTTTATGCTAGCTTCTTTTATGCTAGCTTCTTTTATGCTAACGTCGAATGGATATGTTATGGGGTTGCCATCTTCATCATAAGATATAATCTTTACTATTTTAGTAGCTACTCCCTCTATGGTAGTATCTACTTGATTATCACTTCTTTGCGTTACTGCCATTATCTCTCCTTAACTATATGCTGCTGTAGGCGGTGTGAAATTCTCAGCCCACCTAGCTATGCCCTTTGAAATACGAATTTCGTCCATGTAGCCGTCTAAGTCATATGCTCCATCACCATAATGGAATTGCCCTACCATTAATGTTTCAGTAGAATCATAAATGCTAGCAGTACCTATACTATGAGTAACTCCTATTTGAGTGCCATTGATAAATAAATGTAAATCTACACCATTTCTTGCTATTGCAACATGATACCATGTAGAAGTTGAAGGTGCCCAAGAACTTTGCAAAACTGAATACGTTGTACCGTCTGTTGAGTATACAAATCTAAGATGATTAGAAGCATGATAAGAATCTATATCAAATCCTATATTACTGCTATTCTCAGACCTAGTTAATAACCCAGAGATTACTCCGCTGAGTGTATTAAAATACACATGGAAATCAACAGTAAAATCACCGCTTCCAAAATTGAAATCTGCACTAGATGCCATCTCTAGCCCATCGTCTGCTCCGTCAAATTCAATTGAAGATGTGCCAAATACTTTCTGAGCAGTTGAATTATGAACGTCTCCATTAGCTGTAATGGTATGCGGAGCACTACCCCCTATACCTGAATCGGTGAATACAGTGCTTAGATTAGTTGTATCTGAATGTATTAGTAATGTGGTAAATGTGTCATTACCACCACCACCACTAGGAACAGTTGCTCCGAATACCGAACCAATATCTGCTATGGCAATGTTATTAATAAAACCAACATCTGCTATTGCGGTATTATAAATAGTAGATATCTCTGCCATTAGGCAGCCACCACCACTAATACTAAGCTTGGCCTAAAATCAATTATATCAGCAGTTACAGCAACACCTAATGCTTGCACTGCTGCGCTTGCTGTGGTCGGAGCTGTTTGAGTTAATGCTCCTGCTGTTTCAGACAGATATAATATTCCGCCAATTGTCCAATCCCAACTATCATCTCTCGCTATTCCATTTATTAAAACTAATCCAGAAGCGTCTGCGCTTATTGTAGAAATAGCCATATATGTTACAGGTGCAGTTGCTACTCCTGATGCGTCTGCTTTCCATAACTTCCCGTCTGTCTTCATGTATAGTACGTCTCCGAAAGCTATATCCTCTCCTGCTGTCATTGAAACAGTAATGCCTGATACTGTTGTATCTGATCCTCCTGCTGTAGCATAAATCAGTATATTCTTATTATTAGTATCAAGATCACCGCCAAGTTGAGGTGCTGTATCTTCTACTACATTACTTATACCAGTAGCATCTGCTGCCCATGCCACATCTGTACCATTACTTTTTAACACTTGCCCATTAGATCCTACTCCTAATCTAGCAGTAGTATTAGCAGCGTTTCTTATGAGAACATCCCCTCTAGTTGTCATAGGATCTGCTAGTTTGGTGTTGAGCTGTGTTTGTATTGCTGAGCTCACCCCTACTACATATCCGAGCTCTGTTTTACTTGCGCCTCCAGCTAGATTTGCAAAAGTAATTTTATTAGTACTGCTTTCAGACGTGTCGACAATTGGCAATACATCTGTTGCTTCTGCTTCTGCTAATGCTAATGCTGTTAAACTTGATATTGAACTGTCTGCCATGTCACTCTCCTATAATATTAATTTATCGCCATTCTCTTGTACTAAGAAATTACCACTTTCTGTAAGTAAGTAATAGTCTGTAGTCGTTGCAAATCTTTCAGCCCAAGATAAGTTGATATTGATTGTTCCCTTTTCAACTACCTTTTTTGTTATCTTAAACACATAAGTTGTGTTTCTCTTTGCTATTATTTTATAAGTAGTAGTGGCTTGTCTTGTTTTAACAGTAGATGTTCCAGCAACGTCGATTGTTGGGTTCTCTTTAACTACTACCTCAGCTGTTGTAGTACTATTTCTTTCCTTGTTATAGGGAGTTAATGTTGTGCCACTGCTAACAGTTGTCCCCTCATATACTATCACTTCAAAATCAGTATCTACACCTATGACAACTTCCATGTATGCTCGTAAGTCTGAGGCTGGTGTTGTAAATGAATAATACGATGAAGTGTCTATTGCGCCACTGTTTTCGATATACGAATCAGTAAAGAAAACAATACCGCTCTCAGCATAAAAAATAGACACATCTTTAGTTGTGAGTACAGTAGTAGATGATCCCTCAAATACGATAGGGTTTCCATCAGAGTCGAATATCTTGGTGTTGCCTTTAAACGATCTTTTTACTTTACCCATAATTATTACGGAGTTGGAATAAACCCCCCGCTCTCCTTCGCTAATTTGTCCATCTGCCCTCCAGTTAGAGATGCGGACCTTGTAACATTCTTATCTTGTATATCAACCTGAGTTATGTAAACTAGTCTGCTCCGGCAGTTAAAGTGATTCGGAGGAGTGACAGATTCCCAAGTAGGATCCATCTTGCCCCACACCTTACCATCTAAATTGCGGCATATCTCAGTAGTACGATCATCTATTATCGCTGAATACTCAAAACCCTGTATATAAGGATTACCGTCAGCTATCTGTCTTCTTGCTAAATTATAAAAATTGGTAAAGTTAGTACGCACAATAGTACGTAGTAAGCTAGCATCAGTTCCCGCTACTCCGTATGTCACCGAGTCAAAAGCATCATCTAACTGTTGCATAATACGCCTCTCGCCGATACCCTGCTCCATGCCCGACAGCAGAATTTCCCTTGCTCTCTTCAAAATCTTATCCTTAATAGTTCCCACTGCTTGAAAGGTCCTAGCAGTAATAAGCTTCTCAGCTATCTCAATTGCCTCTTTAGATGCGACAACAGTATCAGTAATCTTCACAAACGCTTCAATCTTCTTAAGCTGTTTTATCTCAGAATCGCCTTGCCGTCTTCCGTATTGGTAGATATCTAGCAAGTCGCGATGCAACAATGCTTCGATCTCACCCAAAAACTTCAACCGTAGCTTAGGTATCTTATCTAAATTCTGCGCATCAGTAATAATTTCCTTGCGCTTTATATCCTTCTTCAAGGCCTGCTTAACATCTTCAAACTTACTGGCAACACGATCAACAGCTATATCCTCCGCCTTGGCAATATTTTCCTCGGCGTCTAGGAAGTCAGTACGCTTCTCAGTTGCTGTTGGTTCACGGGAAAAAACGACCTTAGTTGCTGTTTCTGCTAGATCCTTCTCATCCTTCTCATCCTTCTCATCCTTCTCATCCTTCTTATCATCTTCTGGTTCTTCTTCAGTCTTATCCTCTACTGGTTCTTCTTCAACCTTCTCAATAGGATTATTCGGATCATACGCAGGTATCTTATCCATAACATCTTTCGGAAGTTCCGGATATTTAGTAGCACGTCTCATATAGTTAAAATCTTCAGGTAAAAAAGGCATACCCTTATCAACAGCTTTCAAGAATATCTCAGCCATATCTTTTAAATTCTCATCTTCATAGGGCAAGAATTTCATCACCGGATAAACTTCCTGCACACCAAAGTTAACATCTATTAAAGGTTTTATTACTTGCTCGTTAAACAGCTCCTCTATATCTCTGCGAGTTGCTTTTGCATTATTAACGAAAATATTAAAATGTTTCTGCCCAAGCGCAAAGGATCCACCTCGTACCGTTGCACCAAAACCCAACAAATCTGGAACTAGTAGGCCTCTGGCAATCATCTGATTATACTTCTCAAGGGCTGTATCATATTCTCCAGAGGAGTTAGTTGCTTTATGTAAATCAAGTTCAGCATCCTTAGGAATTACTAAGCTAACACGCTGCTGAATACTATCTAGTATCCTCAGCATCTCAGATACCTTACCACTACCAAACTGATTACCAACTCTAGCTACAGGAAACGGACTTGCGAATCTCTGCAGATATATATTCCATAACTTCATCACTAAATGCTTACTAAACCACGCGGGATAACATCTCTCAAGATCAGATATACCATATGGGTTGTCCCAGCGCCCGTGATTGGACATCAGTAACATCTTCTCAATAGGCAACGAAACAGTCTCATTAACCTGGTTCTGCTCAATCTTCTCAAGCTTACCTAGATCATCAGTCCAGAAATCAATGCTATGCGGAGGTACAGTTTTTATCCTCGTTAACCTAATCTTCCCGTCAACTAGGGCAAACACTTTTTCAGACAGCGAAAAGCCATAATCAAAGCTCGTCAGCATAGTATGTAAATCTTTTTGCAACAAACCCTCATAATTAGTATCAAAATTATCAGTAACAAAGTCCACTAGCTCAGTATTCTTGCTCTTACTACCCTTAGAATCATCAATCTCAAACTTAAAACCAGTAGACAGCGTGAAAGTCTTCCGAATCTCTAATATCGCAAATATTGACTCATCAGTCAGCATCTCGTCAATAGTACGGTAGTCTTTTCGTTGCATAAAACTGTTGGGGTTATATCCATTTATCAGACTTGCTTCGAGATCGTAACTCTTAGTAGAGGATATTTCTCGTAGAAGTGCTTCGTCAGTTGCCTTGGTTACTGTTTCTTCATACACCTTTTGGACAGGTTTAAAAAGGTTAAATTTAGCCATAGTATCCCTTCAAATGATTTTACTTTACATTATATATCGAATATTTCTGTTTTGTCTAATTTGAACTATAAAACTAGAAGGCGTCAATGGACTCGAGCAATTTTCCGACCCTAATTGTGTCGGGAGTCAGCACATTATGCTCATAATGATCCAAATAATTAACCATTACAACAGCATCTAAGAAATCAGGACTTCTGCCCAATCTTTTCTTCATCTCTTCCTTCGGCTCGATGGAGATAACCTTATTATTAATCTTATACCTAATAGTTATAGCATCCTCAACAAACTCCTTATTATAAACTAAGCCCAACTTCTCCTCCTCTAGATCTTGGCGTAGAAACCAGTGCGCCTCGGCCCGCATATTCAGAAACTGGAAAAACGGCAATGCGGCGTTTGGCTTATCTCCTGAGTTATATGCTACTATCTCAAACCCCTCATTACTCAGCGTATCAACTAGTCCTGCCCCCAGACCCACTACATCTGCAACTATATTATGCGGTCTAATCCGAAACTCAGTCATTCGCTCCATAACAATATACGCCAAATCCGTCGGGTTAACCTTATCAAACACCTCAAACCTAAATATAGCACCATTCCTCTTGTAAGCTAGAACAGATTTATCATTACCATACCGTGCCACATCAATGCCCAAGCTAACTTCACCAAAGTCATCAAAATCATTCGTAATCATCTCCCTTACCCAGCTGTACTGTATCAACTGATTCGGATCATCACCATAACTCCAGTCACCTAGTACAAACCTCTTATACTCAGCTTCTGGAAGCGTTTCCAGCATCTCCATATACCCTTTAGGAAGAAACGGATTATCTGTTGGCAGTGATAACTGAAAGAAAATATCCTTACTAAGCTCATCATTAATATAAGGATCATAAAAATTCTCCTTTACCCAATTATTTGTAGGATTAAAATCTAAAAATATAGCTGGCTTTATGAATACCTTCTTACCATCAATAAAAAACTCGTTCCATCTTCCGGTCCTAGACTTAGCCACCTCAACATACCCTTGGTCAATCTGATTTGCCTCATTAAAGAAAACTAGGGTGTATTCTCCCCCCTTAATATTATCATAATCAGGATCCTTAGAAGCATCAGCCCAGAGAAACAGTATCTCCGACCCATTTGGATACTTCGCCTTCATATCCCTAATAAAAATAGCATCCTTATCCCCAGCGAAACCTAGCATCTTCCTAAAAGAGGGAATAGTGTTGTTTTTTAACGTCTTCTCAGACTTTCTAAATATCGCAATACGCACTCCGCCAACTAGTTTGGCTATACCATGTAATAAAAGTAAGATTCCTATCGTTTTAGAGCTACCTGCTCCACCGCCACACGCTAGTACTTTATACTTGCCACTGCGAAACGCATCCTGTAGGTCCTTCTGCTTTTTTGTTATTTGCATACAGTAACATTGTATCACGGGATCTCTGTATCACGAAAACTGGCCTTTTGTTTGAAAAAAAATTTTGTAGGTCCGACTTTTGGAGAAAAAAAATTATGGGAGGCGCGTTTTTCGCCCTTTTGTGCATTTCAACAGGGGGGTAGCTTGTGTGGAGGGGGCACCCCCTCAAACTTTTCAAAAAAGAATCAAGCTATGACTGGGATACAGAGCACAACGCAATCCCCTACCCTACCCTATTTTAATACATGATTTAATATATGCCTTGCCCTGCACACCAGTCATAGCTTGAATTGCTGAAATAGTTTACATAATATTTATTATGCGACATAGTGGTGCTGTACACCAGTCATAGCAAGGGATACAGCGATTTAAGGGAATTTTCGACTAAAATTGGCCTTCTTTTTGGGTTGTATCGCTTGCCATGGGCGGGTTGTAGCGTTTTTGTATTCAGTACTAAAAATGCAAATTATGGAAAATTGGTTTTGCTAATATTGGAATTATAAGATATTAATTTTTCTCACGTTTGCAGAATTTTAGAACTAGGGAATATCCAAAAATAAGGCCTTATTTTGTACCATGTTTTTTGCCGTTTTTCGGTGTTTCTGTTTTTTGGTCTCTAGACCAGTCGTACCAAGGCCTCCAGCCTGACCACTATTTGTGAACTGTGTGTTTTTTGGCGTTTTAAAAACACCCATAGGGCTCAATCCCTTTGTTTGCTAGGCCTCCAGCCGTCGCTTATGGGTGTTTGGGTGTTTTTCTTCCTTATTATAGTATTTTTTGCCTATTTCTTAAAACTAGCTATATATATATTATTATTATTATTATATTAAATAATAATATAAAACACCCATATACCCACATTTCAGTGCCGTATCACTTTGCTTGCATGGTTTCTAGCCTCATGGGTGTTTTTTAAAACACCCATTCAATACACATGTATTTACAAACACCCATACGTTTTTAGGCAATTCTGCAAAAAAATAAGGCCTTATTTTCGAAAAAACGCTGTTTTTGGAAAAACTCGCTTTTTGAAAAATAAGACCTTATTTTTTTCGAAAATTGACGAAAAACGTATGGGTGTTTGTAAAAAGGTTAGTTTTTTTTTTTAGAAAAAAACGGCCCTATTTACATCTCTTTGAAGAGATTAACAAAACCGAAGGTAACACCAGCCACCACTCCGAAAAGTACCATGACAAGCAAATTAAGTAGTCCTGAGATGATTTTAAACATAATCTATTCCTCCATTTTTATTGTTTTTTACATGTAACATAGCAAGATTGAATGACGATTCGCTCAATCCCTTGCTATCAGTGAAAAAAGAGGCGTGGACTGTTTTTTCACTGTTTCTTTAAATCTCTTATATTGCAGTGATTCGGAATTATCGAATTCCATTCCCTCTAGCTCGCTAAAGTCCTCTATATCAAGGCAAAAATGCTTATTAAAAGCTTTTAAAAGCTCCGAGTAGTCCAAATATTCAGTAATACTGAAACGCTCGTTTGCATACATCTCAAGCTCACTAGCGATAGAAGTATTTATATGATGTAGATAAAATTCCAGCAATGCTCCGGTTTTGTGTTCGTCTAGTTCAAAAAACTCAGCTAGCCAGATATTATGATTATTGGAATAACTTGAGATAAAACCGCTGCAGCTTGTGTAGCGTTTTTCTATATATAGCCTAAAATCTAGCAAATTATCTTGAATGTAATTATAAACAAGCGCCCACTGTTGCTCTGTACATTCAAAAATGCAGTTTATGCTGTCAGTACTAAAGTTATATTCTTTTGGACTGCATAAACTTTGAAAAACAAACAAAAAATCAGTTTCTTCAGATAATGCATGGCATAAGTATTTCGAAATATCCCATTGCATTTTTTTATAATCGATAAAATCGTAGGCCTCATCGACTAAAAATTCCGAGTATTCACTCGCTATATCGTCTATATCGTTAAATATCTTATATTCGAGGTCAATATCATCTATATAACAAGTTTCATAGAATCCGGAGAAACACGGCAGATATGTATTAATTTTCATTTTAATTTCCTCCATTAATTTTGTTTTGTATTGCTTGAACTAGTTCACTAGTTTTTCTATGCTGGAGCATAACTGTTATATCGTTTATATTACGCATTATTCGACCTCCATATATTTATTTTGAAAGTCTTCACTAGTGAATAAATAACGCATTGTTAAAATGCGCTTGAATGTATCATGCGCGAACTGTTTCGCGTCAATGCTACTAATTGTTTCGCCGTGGCGAGTGATTCGCGGATCCGTCACGGGTTTTTTAGTATCGATAAAATTATCGATAGACAAGCAATATTCGACCTCCATATCACTAATTAATTTATTGACTGTATTTTCAAATTGTGAATTATATTCACTTTGCATAATTGCTAATTGTTTAATATTCATTTTTTTTTCCTCCGGTTTTTTATTTTAGACGCTGCGAGCAAAATGTTTTGCTTGCCGCGTCTATGTTTTTTTCTATCCATATATTTTTGGTATCGCTTTTCATAACTTTTTTAAAATCCTCAGCGTCTAGATGTATTATTAATACGTTTTTTGTAATTGTAATTTTTGCATTCATTTTATTTTCCTCCGGTTTTATTTTATTATTCGTTTATTCCCTTTATTGCTTCCATAAGGTGTGTTAATTCGTCGTCAAAGTCGATATAATCATCGAGCGCTCTGTATGCATCATATAAATTATAAAGATTTTCTGAGTATTCTCGTATCGCGTTCACTAGGTCTCTTGCTTGTATAGCCATAATTATTTTTCCTCCGGTTTTATTTTTTGTTTTTTGCTTCGATGTACATTGCGTATAATTCGTATATGCTCAAAATCTGACCTCCAATCATTTAGTTTTTTAATATATGTTTATTATATACCCAATATATATAAGTTTAAACATTTTAAGATTCAAGCTATAGCTGGAATTCAAGCGATAAAGCAACGAGTGTTTTCAATATATCGTTTTTTTCCTGCCTAAAATATATATTTTATGTATAGCAAATGTATACAGTTTGTATAGTTTATTTATGCTACTAATTTTTCAAGCTGGAATTTTTCGAGCAACTAATTTTTCAAGCTGGAATTTTTTGAGCAACTAATTTTTCAAGCTGGAATTTTTCAAGCTACTAATTTTTCAAGCTGGAATTTTTCGAGCTACTAATTTTTCAAGCTGGAATTTTTCAAGCTACTAATTTTTCAAGCTGGAATTTTTTCAGATTTTTTGGCATTTTTTCAGATTTTTTGGAATTTTTTCAGATTTTTTGGCATTTTTTCAGATTTTTTGGCAATTTGACCTATTTTGACCTATTTTGACCTATTTTGACCTTTTTTTTAAATTCTGCCCTTTTCACACGTTACGAAGCACTGAGTAAGCCAAAAATTATTCGCTAAGAAATTTTTCTCTTAGTATATATAGCCAAGTACATAAAATCACTTTTTAAAATTAACTGAATCTGCGAGTTCTTGGAGCTCTCTCCTAGCACCTAGTTTAAGCCTAACGTGAGCATCAACATTCTTTTTTGATCTCTCTATTGGGAATTCATCATCGGGATCTAGTTGTAGATAAGGTGCATTAGGAGATCCTAAGAATAATTTAGTTAACCAGCCAAACTTATAAATGCCTACACTAGGCTCGCTGTGATCAAAATTGTCTGTATTAACGGCATTCAAAATTTTACGAAAAGTGTTGCGCCATTTCTTAGGCATTCTACCCGCAAAAGGCTCTTCGATCTCTACAAACTGCTCCGTATACCAGTCTTCTAGCATAGCAGGATCAAAAAACTCAAGAAAATCTTTATCATAAACTTCAAAGAACCCAGGGAACTCTAAGAGTGCTTCCACAATATAAATGTGCAGTGTATTAGCGTCGCCAGCATAAACACTAGCTTTAAATCTGTGGCTGTTGTTCTTAATATGTGCAACTTTGAGATATACGTCACGGCAAAGAGCTGGTGTAGCGTAGGTCACTATTTTTTAATATCTATAACTTCAACAGCCGCTCCAAGCAAATCTTCTACTCTGTTCAGAGATATTGTGGCGGTAACTTCCTGTTCTTGTTTGTCTTTCCAGCCGAAGTTATTCTTTAGATTAAAAATAGCACCGATATAATTCTCACCCTTAGTTAGAAGTTTGTTTTCTATGTGCTCTTGTATTCTACCAGAAGCGTAACGCAGAATATCTCGGACCTCTTTTGTAATGCCTTCTTTTTCTGCATAGAGCAGCAGTTTCTGGCGAGTAACACCCAGATGCAAGGCAAGCCCAGACATCGTGTAGTTGCGAGTTTGTTTTCTTAGTACATAAGGAGTACTACGGTCTGATTTCATTATCGGATTGCCTGATTTGTTTAGTACGGGAGTCACTTCCCAGCATGATTCGAAGTAGTCATCTACAGCAGTTAATAGTAATGTCGGGGTGTATTCTTTTAAAGCTTTAGTTTTTTTAACGTATCTAGCCATAGCATCATAATAACATAACAATGCTAATACATGCAAAAATCAAAATATGTTGGTAATTGCTATTATTAAAAATGTTTTTTATAATCGTAGTTATGGTAACTCGGGAAAAACAATCTATATGGAAACTAGGCGCTTATTAAAATCCCCCCCGATTACCCCTAGGTGTCTAGTTTCCACCAGAAAGGCGAACAAGTATGGGACGCATAGATAAGAAGATATTCAGAGATCGTTATAAAGGTATTAGGTATGAAATTGTGCACTGGAAAACAGCTTCAATGGCTATATGGAATAGCTATATTACTATTGAAAGACCGGCATTATCCAAAGAAGACTTTGCAAAATTAAATTTAAAAGCAGATAGAAAAAAGACATATGGAATGTATATGGTGCGTTACTCTGATCTTGATGAGTATTTTGAGATGTGCATTACTTTCTATGAGCATATCAGAGACGAGAGAGGTGTAGTAAGTGCCATAAAAGTAGGCAATGACTACAATCATATCTGGAACGAGGGGAAGCGCTATAATGAGAATATGCTACGCTTAGACGTTGAGAAATCTATAGATACTTTTATTAGACATTTCCCTAGGTACAAGGCGTGGTCAAGAGAAAATGGTAGATATTATAAATATTCAGCAGATCGAAAGGATTTAAACTAGTGAGACCTAAAACAATTTTTAAATACAAGATTCCTATAAAGGATAAATTCAGTATTGATATGCCTAAGGGAGCGCAGATACTTAGTGTTCAAATGCAAAACGAGCTCCCCCATATCTGGGCAATGGTAACGGTAGACGCCGAGGAGCAACAGCAACGTAACTTCGAGATCTACGGCACTGGAAAAGATATTCCAGCGGATAGCTGGCCGTATCGTAAGTACATTGGTACGTTCCAGATGTTTGGCGGAGGCTTAGTTTGGCATATGTTCGAAGTAACATAAGGAGGAATTGTGATGAAGGAAGATAAGAAGGAAGATAAGCATGTAAAAGAACTTGTACCTTGTGATGCTGAAGCTTTTGAGATGTACGGGTTCTGATGCTTTACTTATTTTTTACACTTTGGGTGATGCTGTTCTACATTTGCATAAGAATTACTTTTAAAGGTGCTTTGAGATTCAGAGAGAACTCAGAAGAATGCGTTAAAAAAGGGCATATGCCAGATTGGGATTACCAAGGATGTGTTCCTGTGACGGGTAAGAATAGTAAAGGATTGCACATAATGGAAGATGTAGATGAAGTAGTATTACCGTGTTTAAGATGTAAAGTTTTGTTGCTAGTAGATAGGAGGAAATAACGATGGTTAAAGAAATACAGCACGAGTACACCGATGAAATAGTTTGCCCTTGGTGTGGGGACATACAAGGAGACTCTTGGGAGAGAGAGGACTACATAGAGGATGAAGTGTGTGAAGTTTGTGGTGGTAAGTTTTGTTCTTCGCGTGAAGTTTCTGTTTCATACTCTACAACAAGAAATAAGTGTAAGAAGTGTAAGTATGAGCTTGAAGAGAGATGGGGAGATAATCCTTACCTGTACAATGGTACTAATTGGACAACATATAAATGTCCAGTTTGCCACGACAAAGTGATAAAAACAGCTGTGATTGCCGCGGATGGTGCTCCATACTTAGTACCTATAGAGCAGGAGAATTTAAAATGAATATATGCTCAGAAGGTCATGAAGAAATAGTACATCGTTGACTCCTGCTGTTCTAAAAGAAGCAGAGATCTGGTGGGGAAAAGGCGATGAGCATGGTCCACCGATTGCTAGATTTTTTGAGATGCCTAGTTGTTTT